GGGAATCAAGGATTTATTAGATTACACGAATAAATTTACAGACGATATTGGAATACAAAAAAAAGTAGCTGGTGAAACGACTGGCGAGAAAAAATAACAACAGAAATAAAAAAAAAACTATAAATAATTAAGATGAACGGGGAACAGCCATGTCAACACAAGAATTAACACAAGCTATTGAAAAAAAAGATTTTGTGTCTGCACAACAACATGTGGAAAGAGAAATCATGCAGCGCATTTCTGAACGAATGGATTTGGTACGAGAAACCATCACCCGAAATTTGTTCAAAGCAGGAATGACCAAACCCAAAATAATTCCCGACAAAGACAAAAAGGCGAATGGTGTACAAGTTAATTATATGAAAAAAGTTGAAGATGATGAAGACCGTTTTTATATTGATAAATTAAACAATTTAACCAAACAAGCAAAACCAAACGGCAGCAAATAAGGAAACATGATGAAAGACACTGTGCGCGATATAAACGGAAGTGTTTTTGCAGCTTTGTTTGACGATGAAATGAATGATGGTGCGGAAGCATACGCAATACAATCACCAAAAAGTTCTGCCTTGGCTTTCGCCAGTAAAGAACGATTGTTGAAATTCATAGAAGACAACAAAGATGTTTATAAAATAGTTAGTGCATCTGGGAAAACAATCAAGGTTGATAGTATTGAAGATGGGATGAGATTAACAATTTCCCCATTAAATGTTGATAAAGTTAAAGGGAAGGAACTATCTGGAATTATTTCTGCTATTGACGCAAAAGATGAAGATGCCTCAGTTGTGGAAATAAAATCAATGGCACTAAAAGAATGCCTCGAAATTATCTCAGCAATCAAAGAAAACCGATTAGATGATGTTGGTAGACTGGTTGAAGAATTGATAATCGACTCGGTTAATACCAACATCGAATTGACTGAATGTGAATTAGCCGGAATTGATATAGTTGATTACCTCGAAGAAAGATTCAGAATCAAAGTTAATGCAAAAGGAAAGCGAAGACGCAAACTGATTTGTAAAAAGGGATATAAGGTTGGTAATGGTGGAAGGTCTTGTGTTCGCATAACGGCTAAAGAAAAAATAACCAGAAGAAAAGCCATCCGTAAAGCACTGCGAACTAAAAAAAGCAAGGGCGCAGGTCTTCTTAGAAAAACCTTAATTAAACGGAAACGGGCTTTAAGAAAACGAAATTCAATGGGGCTATAAAATGTCAAAAAAATACGAAACAGAATTTATGGAAAGTGTTAGAGCAAAAATGTTGGGGGAATCACCATCTTCATATACAAAAAGAATAATGATGACAAAAAGATGGGATGATGTTGTTGATTATGGTTCTCCTATGACAGCTTGGACACCACAAATGTTTGATTTACTTAAAAAAGCTGGTGGAGATACAATTAAAGCAGCAGAAATGCTAAGAAAACTAAGAAAACAATTGCGTGAAGCAAAAACAACTTCACATCCATTAAATGTATCAATGAATGAAATATCCAACACACTGAATGATTTGTTGAGAAAAATGGACAAAAACGACCCATTGTATGACCAAATCAAAGATATTGTTGATGGTGTTAAAACTGTTGCTGTCAGTACAACGAAAGTAGCTAAACCAAAAACAAAACATGCACAAGAACCAGACCAAAAAAAGCCAATTATAAACAACGGAAACCCGTTGGAAGTGGGTGATGTTCTGAATGACCATTTTTCATACACGATGACATTTAACACTTTCTATCAGGTTGTTGAAGTTAAGGGTAAACGAGTGACAGTGCGGGAGATAGAAAAAGAATGGATTTCTGGTAATATTGGGTGGAACGGTCAAGTTACTCCAATCAAAGATAAGTTTGTCACTTCTGACATAATCCTCAACATGCGTGGAAATTTTGCAAAAAAATCAGATGTATCCATTAAATCGAAGCGCGGCGGCAGGGTTTATTACATAGAACCAAAATCGGATGGCACATATCCATCTTTTTATGAAAACCATTTGGATTAAGAGGTAAACCAAATGAGAATGTTCACCGAACTAAACGAAGAAGTACAAATCATCAACGAAACAAATGGTGATGGAAAGAAAGAATATTTCATTGAAGGTATATTCTTGCAAGATTCTATTAAAAATAGAAACGGTCGTGTCTACCCAAAAGAAGTGATGCGAAAAGAAGTTAATCGCTACATTAAGGAAGTTGTTGATAAAAAAGTTGCTTGGGGTGAATTAAACCACCCATCTACTATGGGAATCAACTTGGAAAGAGCAACACACCGAATCATATCATTAAAAGAAGATGGCACTAATTGGATTGGTAAAGCAAAACTAATAACAAAAAACCCATGTGGAATGATTGTACATAACCTAATTGAAGAGGGTGGCGGGATAATTGGCGTTTCATCTCGTGCTGTTGGTTCTTTAGTTGAAACAAATGGTGTGAATGTGGTTCAAGGTGATTTCCATTTATCAACTGCGGCTGACATTGTAGCCGACCCATCAGCACCAGATGCGTATGTGCGCGGGTTGATGGAAGGTAAAGAGTGGGTTTGGGAAAACGGTATACTCCAAGAGAAAATTATAGCCGACCACAAAAAAATTATCACCAAGGCTTCAAGTGTTGTTCTTGAGGAAAAGATGGTGGAAGTATTCACTGATTTCTTAATGAAAATACGCGAAAATTCATAAACATATAAATACATTATGATTACTTGATAATTTAATCCTAAATGAAAAAGGAGCAAAATAATGACCGAGAAAACTCAATCGCTGACAGAAGAAGTTAAAGTCTTGTTTGAACAAGCTGGACTGGAAGCTGAAGCAAGCGAAAAACTGTCTTCTCTTTTTGAAGTCTCTGTGACAGCTAAAGTAAACCAAATCAAAGAACAGATTGTTACTGAGATGGATGAAATTAAAGCTGAAATGCAAGAGCAGAAAGAACAAGAAATCCAAGAAGCAGTTGAGATGGAAAAAACTATCTTAGCTGAACAAGTTGGTGCTTATTTGGATAGCTTCGCTGAAGAATGGATGGAAAAAAATAAATTGGCTGTTGAAAGCGGAATCCGCATGGAAGTTGCAGAAAACTTTATTTCAAGCATGTTGGGTGTTTTTAAAGAAAATTATGTTGACCTTCCAGAAGAAAAATATGATTTGGTTGCTTCGCTGAAGGAGCAGGTTGAAAAACTGACATCAGATTTGAATGAATCTGTTGGACAGACAATAAAACTTAATAAATCTTTGAAAGAACAAGCACAGAAACTTGTTTTCTCTGAGATTTCAGAAGACTTAGCAGATACAGAAATCGAAAGATTGGCTGGTCTAGTTGAGGGCATTGACTATGAAAATGATGACACTTACCGCGAAAAGTTGCAATTGATTAAGGAAACTTATATCACTCGTGGCGAGAAAAGAAAATCTTATGAGCTAGATTTTGCTGGCATTGATGAAGAATTTTTTGAGCAACCAAAAGATTCACACATGTCTTCTTTGGTCGAAAGTCTTGACCGTCTGGCAACTAAGTAATCATTGAATAAAACTGAAAATAATAAACAAGGACTCCAAGGAGAAAACCATGAGTAACTATACTCTTAATGAAGAAATCAAATCAAAATGGGAGCCTGTTCTTGAGCATAAATCAATGCCTGAAATCAAGGACAGCTACCGCAAAAATGTGACTATCATGATGTTGGAAAACATGGATAGATTCAATCGTGGCAAACAGCCATTGATGGAAGCTCCAACCAATGTTTCTGGTGGCACTGGTATCAATGCACCAAATGCAAACATGGCTAACTGGGACCCCGTTTTGGTGTCTTTGGTTCGTCGTTCAACTCCAAACCTGTTGGCGTTTGATGTCGCTGGCGTACAAGCAATGACTGGTCCCACTGGTTTGATGTTTGCTTTGCGTTCGCGCTATACAGCACCAAACGGTGTTGAAGCGTTGTTTAATGAAGCTAATACTACTTTCTCATCTGGTGTTGGTACTCACGGCGCATTTGAAGACTTCCTCGATACTGGCACACATGCTGTTGGCGCACAATCAAACGCATATACTGGTATAGGTAAAACTGTATCACAAGGTGAATCTGGTACTTGGGCTGAGATGGCTTTCTCTATCGAGCGTACTAGCGTTACTGCTTTAACTCGTAACCTGAAAGCTGAATACTCCACTGAATTGGCTCAAGACCTTCGTGCAGTACATGGTCTGGAAGCAGAAGCAGAGTTGGCTAACATTCTGACAACTGAAATTCTGTCAGAACAAAACCGTGAATTGATTCGCACAATCAACATTATTGCTCTAGCTTCTGGTGTTAGTGGTTCTGACCCATATCAAGTTGGCAATAAATATGGTGCTGTTGCTGATATTTCTGGTACTCCAACATTTGATGTTGATGCTGTTGCAACTGCAAGCGGTTTGATGACATTCAGTGAGCGTTTTAAAACTTTGTTGTTCCAATTGGAACTGGAATGTAATGCGATTGCAAAAAGCACTCGTCGTGGTCGTGGTAACTACATCATCACTTCATCCAATGTAGCTTCTGCATTGAGTATGTCGGGTATGTTGAACTATGCGCCTGCATTACAAACCAATCTGCAAGTTGATGATACTGGCAACTTGTTCGCTGGTGTTCTGAATGGTCGCATTAAAGTTTACATCGACCCATTCGCAACTGTTGATTATGTAACTGTAGGTTATCGTGGTGCTAACCAGTTTGATTCTGGTGTGTTCTACTGCCCTTATGTTCCTTTGGAAATGGTTCGTGCGTTGGATGATGCAACTTTCCAACCAAAAATCGGCTTCAAAACCCGTTACGGTGTTGCTGCTAACCCATTCGCTAACTTGGTTGCAAACCAAATCAGCGGTGCTGGTCAAGCTGCTACCACAACCGATAATGGTTTGAAAGCACACAGTAACATTTACTTCCGTAAGTTTGCTGTAACCAACCTGATATAATAAAAATAACAATCAGGTTATTATAAGGAGGCAGAAATGCCTCCTTTTTTTATGGCATAAATAATGGTAGAGGTGAAACCAATGACAGAAACATGTACCAATAATGTGAATCAAAATCTATTGATGGGCAATGCGTTTATGCTTGTCATTGATAAGTTGCCAGAATTGCCTATATTTTGTCAGTCTGCATTATTACCATCCATCTCGCTAGGTGAAGCAATCATTCCGACATCTGTTCTTGACTATTCATCGGCTGGAGAAAAATTAACATTTGACCCACTAATCGTTAGTTTTCCAGTAAACGAATCATTATCAAATTACCTTGAAATACAAAATTGGATGTTTCGTATAGCAGACCCAGAAGATGTATCTAAAAGAGTGACTGAAATTCGAGATATATTTTCAGATGGAAAATTGATGATGCTGAATAGTGAAAATAAAGCCATTGCAACATTCACTTTTAAAAATATATTTCCAACAAACTTATCGGAAATAAACCTAGACATCACACAAACACCAAACCCAATCATTGTTACATGCACATTCAAATTGTCACACTTCTATCTTGAGCCACCCATAAGTGCTTGATATTATAAATTATTTTGATTTTTATTAAATTTTTTGAGGTATAACATGAAACTTGAAGACATAAAAAATATCGCAAAACAAGATGCAGTAATCAACTCAACTGACTTAGATGATGAAGCGTTGCGTTCTTCGACACTACACCACAAATGGTTAGACATCATCCAACCTGAAATCATAGAACTGAAAAAATGTGAGAATGAATTTAAAAAAATTTACCGTTCTCGTTGGTTGTATTATTCTGGAAAATCTGACAATTCAGTTTACGAAAAGGAAGGTGAATTTAATTTGATTGTTTCTGGGAAAGATTTGGCTATGTTTATAGAATCTGATGAAATGTATCTAACTGCAAAATTAGCTCTGGATGAACAAAAAGAAAAAGTTTCATATATCGAGAATGTAATGAAAAACATAGGAAACCGACACTGGAACATTCGTAATGCTATAGAGTGGAGAAAACTTACACAATGTCAAGTGTAATCATTCCACATAAAGAAACCATTGTCGTAAAAAAACTTAATGATGTGTATATGACAATCTCTTGTTCTCAGCATATTGAGAAAGAGATTTCTGACTATTTCACTTATTATGAAGAAAATTACAAGTTTGACCCCAGATACAAGAAAGGGTATTGGGATGGAAAACTTAAACTGTTTGACAAGCGTGGAAACAAGCTCTTTATCGGATTGTTACCATCGGTGGTAACATTTGCCAACCAGTTTAACTATGACCTATCCATAGACCAAAAACTGAACAATTTTACCAAAATTGAGTTGGAGAAAGTGTATGAGTTTATGGATGAGAAGATTCAACCTTACATCAAAGATAAATATGGTACTCTGGTTAGCCCATACGACTATCAATACAACGCCTTACACAAAGCAATAGGACACAAACGGTGTCTGCTAAAATGTCCCACAGGCTCAGGAAAGAGTCTTATTGCATATTCTATCATAAGATTCCTTCAACAAAGGAAAAACTGTAAGAAAATTCTGTTAATTGTGCCAACAACTTCGTTAGTTGAGCAGATGTATTCTGATTTTGTTCAGTATTCCACTGAGAATGGGTGGGATGTTGAGAAAAACTGCCACAGAATACATCAAATGTATGATAAACACTCAGATAAACAAGTTTTCATCTCTACTTGGCAATCTATTTTTGAAATGCCGAAAGATTATTTCAAACAATTTAACGGTGTTGTTGTTGATGAATGTCATGGCGCACCAGCCGATTCTATACAAGGAATCATGAAAAAACTTGAAGATTGTCCGTATAGAATTGGTATGACTGGGACACTAAGAGACACCAAAACAAGTTTGTTGGTTTTACAGGGTTTGTTTGGTAAGATTTTTACAATGGAGACAACGAGAAATCTTATTGATAGGGGTATCCTGTCTGATATAGAAATCAATATGCTTGAACTTAGTTATGATAAGTCTGAATGTAAAACAGTTTCTACCATGAAATATAAAGATGAACTGGATTACATTTGTCAACACACAAAAAGAAATCTTTTTATTAAAAACCTAGCTCTAAACTTAAAAGGAAACACCCTAGTGTTGTTTCAATATGTTGAAAACCACGGCGAGTTATTACGAAACCTAATTGAGACTGATGCATCTGCAACCAGAAAAGTTTTCTTTGTTTATGGTGGAACGCCAACCACACAAAGAGAGGAAATTCGACATATTGTTGAAAATGAAACTGATGCTATTATCATTGCCTCTTATGGAACTTTTTCAACAGGAACAAACATCCGCAATATTATAAATATAATCTATGCCAGTCCATCCAAATCAAAAATACGCATATTACAATCTATTGGAAGGGGTTTGCGATTAGCACTAAATAAGACAGGTATGATTCTTTTTGATATTGTCGATGATTTTGAATATGATGGAAGGAATAACTATGTGTTAGAACATTCGTTAGTTCGATTAAAATACTATGAAGATGAGCAATTTGGTTTCAAAATACACCCAATAAAACTGTGAGGATATGATGAATAATTCAGTGGAAAAATACAATGACTACACTTTATGGTGTGTTAAGTTAAAAGACATGAGACAGATTTATTTTCTATCAAAAGATATTGAAATTACTTACTCTATTGATAGTCTAAAAAAACTTTATGTTCTGTACCCGATGATTGGTACACCCAATGAGATTGGTGTCATAGAGTTTGATTATTTTGTTGAATACTCTATTAAAGAAGTTTTGTTGAACATTGAAGATTACATTGCTATCACAAAACCAGTTAAGCCAGTTGAAAAGTTATATATGCAGTCAATAAGAAGAATTGAGTTTTTACAAGACCAACCAGAAAACTCTAAACGAGTTATAACTGAAGCATTGAAAGCATTGAAACTTAAAGCAGAAGATAAAAAAGTTACGCCTTATGATTATCGACAAGAAATCATGACACAGACGGATAGACTATTGGATGAGGCTAATGGGATTGTTACTGAAAATAAGCCAAAAGTTGTATATAATGATGAAAATGTTGTCAGTATCAAACCGAAAACTGTTCATTGATGACATTATTATAATCTAGTAGTTACTTAGTAGTTATTACTATAGTTAAGTTCTTTTCATCATCAAACGGCTACATCGCCTAGAATACAGGTAAAGTCAAGGGTTGTCAAGTGTTTTTAGAAAAAAATTATCAAAATGGGGTAAAAATGGTAAATTTAATAAGAAATTTAGATTTTTTTGAGACTATAAATACGATTTTGTCTTATATAACAATAGGTTGTGTGTTGGTGGTTATTGTCGTGTTTGGTATGAGGCTAGAAC